GGTGAAGTGTTTAACCTGACTGATGAGGGTAGGAAAACATTAGACAAGTTAGCAGATACGTTAGGACTACAGTAATGGATAACAAATATTTTAACGTGACAGAACATGAGCGTAAAGAAAAAAGAAAAGAAATACTAGCCACCACCTTTGTGTGGTCAGTGCTAGGGTTCGCAGCCATAGGTGTATTGGCTACGTTTAGTTTACTATTAACTATGATATGGAGTTAAGACATGGATATGAATAAATACTATGGTCAACTGGTTGGCTTTAAGATTACAGACTTTAAGTTTGAGAAGGGTGCTATGGAATGGGATAAACATTTCCCAGTATTTACATTAACAAATAAGTTAGAAGAAATTAAATTTGTAATATCTCAAGATGAGGAAGGTAATGGCGGTGGCTTTGCTTTCATAGAGAATAAGTAATGGCAGAGAATAAACAACCTTGGTGGAAGGATACAGTAGTTACACATTGTCCCTACTGTTTTACTAAGATGCGTACTATAGATACTAGACCTTATCATAAGCTTGGATACCCAAGTAATAGACGAAGAAAATACTGCAGCCAGTGTGACTACGAAGCGCAGACTGTAGAGATACCTATAGAACTAGGTGTTGCAAATATGTAACGTGACATATTAGTAACATTGACTAACATTAAAACTAATAATATATCTTACACATAATATAACATAGAGGAATATAAATATGAAAAATACAAACAAGAAAATGTCTCAACACACTATGATACTCAAGCACCTTCGTGCATCTAAGGGTCTAACCTTACGCGAAGCTTTGCTAGACTATAGCATACAGTCTTTCCCCAAGCGTATCTCTGAGCTACGCAAGTCAGGACATCGTATTGATGGTATTCCAGGAAGACATCCAGTTACAAACCAAAGATACACACGTTACACATTAGTAGAGGAGAACGTATAATGGAAGTACAACTAACACCTGAGTGGACTGCTACTATCTTAGACGATGGTGGTATGATAGTTAAGAGTGAGGCAGAGGCAGTAACTCTACCTAAAGAAAGTGTTACTAGGTTAGCAAGTATCTTTAAACAGATAGAAGAGGAGAGTGCATAGTGCATAAGCTTGACATCTATAGCACCCTAACAGGTGAGCATATATGTTATCACACTGCGCGTAGCAGGGAAGAGTTGCTACGCCTATATAAAATGTATGATAAAATTAGAGACATAAGGATGGAAATAAAATGACATTTATGATTGAGAAGAACGTACCCTTACCATCAACTAAGGATGGACGCGGTGCACCTAACAAAGGTTATGAAGCACTACTAAACCATATGAAGGTAGGCGATAGTGTCGTAGTAAAACGTGCTGCACTAGCTAGTATCTACACTCACGCTAAGAAGATAGGCTGTAAGGTTGTCACTCGTAAGGTAGATCAAATTAACAGACGTGTGTGGATGTTAAACAAAGGAGATACATAATGCCTAACTGGTGTGAGAATAGAGTAGTAATTACAGGCGATGTAAAAGTATTAACGTCTATCAAAGACGCGGCAGATAGGGGTGGGCTACTGGAACATCTAGCACCAATAGGTGAATACGATTATGGTGTTGCTAATTCTACATGGAATACCAAGTGGGAAGTACATGATGTAGAGGTTAGTTTGTTTGAGGATGGTAAGACATCCAACCTACACCTAGGCTTTAACAGTGCATGGAGTCCACCTACAGGTGCATACGATATAGGTTCTAATAGATTAGGTATCAGCATCGAGGCATCCTACTATGAACCAGGCATAGGTTTCATAGGTGAGTACGATAGTACCTTAGATATAAACAATACCTACTCTGTTGAGTTCAACAAAGAAGATTGGAAAGATAGTGTACCTACTGAGTTGATAGAAGAGTTTGACTTAGATGGCGAGTACGTGTGCTACCAAGAATGGCAGGAAGAAAATGATGAGTAATAATATATTAATGCATCTACTACCATTAACTGTTATTGCTGCTTACATCGGCGGTGCTTTATATCTCTGGTACAAAAATGTGAAGGGAAGGTAATATGAAAATACCCAAGGGTAATGCTAAACTGTGTGACATTATAGAGTTCTATCTTGTGTCACCTGCTTTTGCTAGGCTATCTGGTGCATCTCAAAAAGATTATGCAACACATCTGGAGTCTGTGATCAGTACCCCTGTGGAAGGCAGGTCCCTTGGTGAGTATCGTTGTACTAATGTTAAGGTAAGACATCTTATACAGGCGTATGATATATGGCTCAAGACAGGGATACGTACAGCTAACTATCGTAAGGCTGTGTTGTCTGCTGCTTGGAAGTATTCCATGAGACAGGATGTAATGATACATAACCCAGTAGCACTCGTACCTACTAAGTCTAGTAAACAAAGACGTGTATACTGGAGTAGAGACCAGATCAAAACCTTTCTTGAGACAGGGTATAGTGACTTCAGGTGGCGTAGCATTAGTCTTATAGTACACATGGCATACGATTGGGGTCAGCGCATAGGCGACATGAGAGTTATGACTTGGGATACCTTAGACTTAGATCAGTGTCGCTTAGACTTGACACAAAGTAAACGTAATGCTGAGGTACACCTGCCTATATCTAATGGTTTGTGTGATATGTTGAGACAACAAAAGGAAGACTTTGGATTCCAGGAATATGTAGCACCTAGAGTTAAGCCGAGGGCAGGTGCATACACACCATACGATAAGGGTGAAATATCTTTACTTATCAATGAGGTACTGGACGAAGCTAATCTACCTAGTGAGCTTACAGCTATGGACTTACGCCGTACTGCCGTGACTGAGATGATGGAAGGTGGGGTTGACTTAGCTAATATTATGCAGGTAACAGGACATAAGAATATACAATCAGTAAAACCTTATATAGTAAATACATTGAGTGGTGCATCTAAGGCGCTATCAGCGAGAGGGAATGAAGATGAGAGTGAGAAGTGAAGAGAGTAAAGAAAAAGATAATATACGCAGAAGAAAAAAGTATGATGAAGGCATGGCTATACTGCATAGATATAAGTTGATTAAGGGTTGTAACATTTGTAAGTACAAAGAACATGCAGCGGCATTAGAGTTTGATCATGTTAATCCTAAGGATAAGAAGTTTGAAATAGCAAAGAGAGCACACTACCTACGCTATGGTAAGAAGACTAAGAGTAACAAGAAAATAAAAGAAGAGATATTCAAGTGTCAGGTGTTGTGTTCTAATTGTCATTCTATAAGAACTAACACTGAAGAACACTATGGTATAAAGAAGTTGGCTAGAGTATGAGTAATAGAGATTGGCAACAGCACAGGCAGTATGCTGAGTCTGTAACAGCACATGGATCGCACCGAGGTGACTGCCCCTTCTGTAGGGGTAAGAATACTTTCTCTGCCTCTTGCGAGTATGGTACGTTGATGTATAACTGTTACAAGCTAGGATGTAATGTAGGTGGTAAGTTTGATACAGACATGACTGCATCTGAAATACGCAGACACTTACGCCCAGCGCAAGAACAAACTAAGAGAGAGGTAGAAACTATGGAGTTACCAGCGCAGCTAGTAGAGCCAACACGACAGCACACTAAGCACAATAGATTTATGAGGCGTTGGGGTATAGTAGGTAACACCTTCTATGATGTACAACAAGAGCGCGTAGTCTTTCCTATATACAATAACCATCAGATGATTGACGCTATAGGTAGGGCAGTAGGTGCTACTCAAACCCCTAAGTGGTATCGTTATACAGGTGCAGCAGACTACTACACAGTAGGCGTAGGCTCTACTATAGTTATTGTAGAGGATGTTGTCTCTGCCTTAGTAGCTTACCAAGAGTTACCTGACGTTACTTGCATGGCAATCCTAGGTACTAGCATGAATCATAAACACTTTGAAAAGATAGGTGAGTATGATAGGGCTGTGATTGCACTAGACCCTGACGCAGTATCAAAGACTATTGAGTATCGCAGAGAGATAGAACTATGGACAGGTAACAAAACAACAGCACTAAGTTTGTCTGATGATATTAAGTATCGTATGCCAGAGGACATGGAAAAACTACAGGAGATATGTCATGGATAACGTAAACAATCCAGTACACTACGGCAAAGGTAACATTGAATGTATAGATTACATAGAAGACTTCTTAACCCAAGAAGAATACATAGGATACCTAAGAGGTAACATCGCTAAGTATCTACACCGCTGGAGATATAAAAATAAACAAGAAGACCTATTGAAATCTCAGTGGTACTTAGATAGGTTAATAAAACTAACAGGAAAGGATAGTGTATGATACCATTATCAATGCTAAGAGTATTACTTACTAAGGAAGGCTTGGAGTTTAAGATAGTTAAAGTTGTAGGTAATGTAGCACAAGTAAATATAATTGTAGCGGAGGGATCAGATGTTCACAGTTGAGTTTGAATCTGATGCATCAATCATAACCACCCTTGATCATTCTGATCAGCACGAAGACATAGAGATAATCTTTGGTGATGAAGGTACTGTTTACATGAGACAGTTTGAACCTGAGATGGATGCATATCAAATGTTAATAATGAGTAGCCAACAATGGTTAGACATCATGGCTGCGTATAAGAGTAGTGCAGGTTCATATTACTTAGCACCAAAGGAAGACGTATAATATATTGTTGTAGGAGACATAAATAATGATGGAATTAGCACTGATTAAAACGTTACTAGATCGTAACTTTTATGATCAACACAAGGGCATACGTTGCCCAGATAAAATATTTAGTAAGGATGTACGCAAGATTAAACAGGCACTTGATGGTGCTATGGAATCCTATGAGGGTGACCTAACTGTTGCGGATCTAGAGGCTGTGTTTAATAGAATGAATGCTAGTCTTACTACTGCTACTCGCGGAGCATATGAGGATTTGTTTAAGCGTATAGCAATCACTGAGCCTATCAAAGAAGAGATAGCACAAGACACACTATCACAGTTGTTTCAACAGCATGTTGGTGATCGTGTAGCAAACCTAGGGTTTGATTTTGTTAATGGAACAGAGGATAGTTTAGAACCTCTGCGACGACTACTAGAGGAATACAAAAATGATTTTACTCCTAATCTACGTGTTGACTGGGACGACAATAGCCTTGACACAATACTTGATGCAACGCTTCTGGAATCCAAGTGGAGCTTTAACATATCTTCCTTGGCTCGTAGGGTGGAAGGCGTTAGTGGTGGTCACCTTGTGTTGGTTGGCGCTCGTCCCAATACTGGTAAAACTTCTTTCCATGCCAGTATTATAGCAGGTGCTCAAGGCTTTGCACATCAGGGTGCTAAGTGTATTGTACTGTGTAATGAGGAAGCATACACACGTGTTGCTGCACGTTATATAAGTGCATCATCTAACATGACAATGAAAGAAGTTAGAGAGAACAAAGCCCTGGCACAGAAACGTTATGAGCCTATTAGAAGTAACGTCTTGTTCAAGGATAGTACAGGTAAGGGTATGGCATGGGTTGAGTCTGTTGTTAAACAAGAGAAGCCTGACGTTGTAGTATTAGACATGGGCGATAAGTTTGCTGATATAAGTAGTGAGAGAAGTGACATCACACTCAAGACTGCTGCTATCCATGCACGTAACATAGCTAAGCAGTATGATTGCTGTGTGATCTGGATGTCACAACTATCTGCTGAAGCAGAAGGTAAGGCTG